TCGCTTAATGTATTATGAAAGCATTCTTCAAGATACGATTAGAGTAACTTATACTTTTGCTGATACTGGAAATACTATTGACAACAAAACTGCTCTTGAAGGACTGCCAATAGTTGGTCAAGAAAAAGTCACATTAAAATTTAAAGATAATAATGAATCAGAATTGAACTTAACGATGTATGTGAATAAAGTTACTCCTTTGAGTGATGATACAACTAAGTCTATGATTCAATTGGAACTTGTATCTAAAGAGTTTATTCTAAATGAAAAGATTAGACTGAATGAAAGATTTGATGGAAAAATATCAGATCACATTAAAAAGATTTTGACCGCACCAAATTATCTTGCAACTAAAAAGAAAGTTGATATTGAAGAGACTTCAAATAATTATAATTTTATGGGGAATAATAGAAAACCATATTATGCAATGAATTGGTTATCTAAAAAATCAGTCCCTAATTTTGAAAAGGCAAAGGGCAATACTGCCGGTTACTTTTTCTTTGAGACATCTGAAGGATTTAAATTTAAGTCTATTGATACATTGTCAAGTCAAGAAAAGAAAAAGTCCATAATCTTTAACCAAACACCAGATTCAAGAGGAGATGACATTCCTTCTGGATATGATGTCAAAGCCCTTGAATATTCAAAGGACAATCGTGTTGATGTTCAAGAGAAACTTAAAATGGGCGCATACTCAACAAGAACAATATTGTTTGACCCATTCACTTGCTATTATGAGGTTGTTGTTCCGAATGCTAAAGAAATAGAAAAAAAGAAAGGCATAAAAAAATCTGGAAAAGAACTACCATCTTTAAATCCAGAGTTTAATCGCACAGAAACTAATAAAGATTTTTCAAGAACAACTTATTATCTTCTTGATAAGGGGACACTTCCTTCTGGAGATAATGCTCAACAACAAGTTGAAAAATCAAAGACTGAAAATTTTGAATATAAAAATATTTTGAATCAGTCTATTATGAGATATAACCAATTGTTTTCTATTAAGAGTACAATTACTATACCTGGAGATTTCTCTTTACATGCTGGAGATGTTGTTTTTTGTGACGCTAAACAGTTGTCTACAGAGGATGAAGAGATTAATAAGGAATATGGAGGTCTATATATTATAGCAGATTTATGTCATTATATTTCTCCAAAAGAAACCTATACAAAATTAAACTTAGTAAGAGATTCTTTTGGTAGAATTGGAAACCACACATCTGGCAAAATACCATTATGACAGACCGTACTCTTCAACAACATATTAATGATGACCGTGATGAACTTGATAATCCAAATACAAGTGGGCAACGTAGGCGTCATCTGCAAGATGAGTTAGGAAGTTTGGAACAGTATCAAGCAAATCATCCAGACGACAATCATGATCCAACTTCATTAGAATTGTATTGTGACGAAAATCCAAGTGCTCTTGAATGTAGAATTTACAATGATTGATAACTAATGGAAGGCGGATCCTTATTCAATCCTGGGTTTCTTGGGGCGCATTTTAGTTGGTGGGTGGGGCAGATTGCCAGCGATTCAACTTGGCGAGATAATATTCTTTCGGGAAAATTTGAAAGCAAAGATCAAAATCCTGGTTGGGGATATCGCTATAAAGTTCGTATTATAGGACTTCACGATCAAGGTGAGACTGAAATATCTTCGGATAAACTTCCTTGGGCTCAGGTAATGTATCCTGTGACTGGTGGTGGTGGACAAGCAAATGCCACTGCCACTGCAAACCTAAGACAAGGAATGATGGTCTTTGGGTTTTTTCTTGATGGCCAGGAACAACAAGTTCCCGTCATTATGGGAGTTCTTGGAAACAACATACAGACTCACTTAGCGACAACCATTAAAGATAACCGAGTTACAAATACTCAGCCTGGAAGTCTTGCGACAAGTGGAGTTGCAACTCCTGCGGATGGGAACAAAGATCCAAATATAAAAGTCCCTGATCGTGGGATTGAAATTAATAAACCAAAATCTCCAGAACAATCAGATGAGTGTGCTCCTGCTCCTCCTGGAGTTTCGGTAAATCAGTTTGGACTAAGATCTGATAAACCTCTTTCTAAACTTCAATTCAGAGATCAACAGAGTGCTCTTGCTGAAGCTGAATCCAGAGGACTAACAGGAACTGCAAGAAGTGAATTTGTTCAAAAGGCAGTTGCCGCTGGAATTAAAGCAAGGTGTGAAGCAGCAAATTCACCAAATTCTCCTTCACAACCTGGCGCTACAATTGAAAGTGTTGATGGCGTACATAAGGTAACTAAAGCTTGTATAGTTTCAAATGAATACTATCACAAGAAAACTGCATTAATGTCTCCTTGCGATAAAGTCAAGTCTGCACTTAAAGCAATTCAAACAGAACTTGATAATCTAACAAAAGATATTGATAAAGTTTTAAATGCTGCTCAATCATATGTTGATGCAGTTTCAAATTTGATTGGGTCAATTCAAAGTTTGATTTCCAGGTTTGCTTGCATTCTTGCAAAATATATGAAGGTGGTTTTTGACAAGATTATGGAATATGTTTTAAAGCAGATCAATAAAGGACTTGCACCAACTGTGGAGCAATTACCTCCCAATATGAGATATATGTATTTTGATATTAAGGAAAGCATTACTGAATTGATTACTTGTCTTTATAATAAGATTTCAAATAATCTATGTGCCTTGATAGAAGGACTCTTAAATAAAAAAATTAAAAGAGAACTTCCTGAAAAAGATGGAAAATCCAAAGCACCACGACCACCTATTTGTTCAGTTGAAGAATTTACGGGGGAATTAATAGCGTTAAATATGAATGATATGAATAGTGCAGTAAATGGTATTTTAGATAATGTAAATAAATTTTTAGGTGACATTCAAAATACTCTTGGAACTGTTTCAAGTGGTATCGGTAGTGTTAAGGATTTGATTGGAGGTATAACTGGTAGTATTACTTCCGCGTTAAGTTTTGAAAACATCAAACTTAATATATTTGGATGCGACTTAAAACCAAATTGTCCCGCATCGGATTATTACACACTTCATAGTGGTAGTGGTGCTGCTGAAGATCCCCAACAACCAAGATCTGCACAAGTTGATAAGGCATCTCAGCAGACCACTACTCCCCCACAAACCACCGAGACTCCATTTGCACAACCAAGTCAAAATCAAAGTGATATAATTACTGATATAACTAAAGGAACTCAATTCATTAATCAATCTGCACAATTCATAGGATCAATATAATAAAATGTCTTTTACTTTATTTGGTTCAGCATCACCGGACGACATAAGAGTTGGATATGTTGATCCTTCTCTTGGATATGTTGATGGAGTTTCTGTTTGTGAAGCAAATAATTATGCAAAAAATAACCCAGGAACAACTTTTGTTTTTAGAGATGGTGACAATAATATTAGATATTTGAATATTAATGAAGTCAATTCATTAACTCCAAATGATTTGACTGCAAAAAAGGGTGAGTGTGGTGGCATTCAGGAATATAAAGAGTGTGGTCCACCAAGAATTCAATTTTTTGGTGGAGGTGGAATTGGTGCTGTAGGTAATCCAGTTATTGGTAGAGATGGTTCTTTACTTGCAGTTGATGTTGTAAGTGGTGGTCATGGATATCAATACCCACCAATCGTTGCAGCGAAAGATGATTGCGAATTTGGAAATGGTGCTGTTTTAACCGCTATCCTTGGAGAAACTGCTGACGAAATAGAAGTATTTGAGGGAGAAGAAGACTTTGAAGAATATGAGATTTGTGAGGATACTGATGTTGGGTATGGTGTTAGATATGATTCTAACGGAAAGGTACTAGGTCCTTGGGAACCTCAAACATATACAAGAGTTGGTGCTGACCCAATTCAAAGAGAAATTGAAATATTCCAAAAAGCACTTAAGAAACCTTTTTGGACCACAAGAGAGAAGCAACCTGATAGAGTTACTGCTCTTGAAAAATCATATGCAACACAAGATACCACTCCAGTAACTTTCCCTCAATGGGGAGAGTTTATGAACAAGTATGCAGTATCTCCCGTTAGACCATCCGATGTTACTGGAAGTGATGAGTCTGGAAAAGTTTTTTCAATGGAATGGGAATTAAATTTCCCTATCAGTGGAGAGTATATTTTTAGAGGTGTGTGTGATAATACCGCACAAGTTTACGTTGATAATAATTTGATTGGAAATTTAAAAGACTTTAAAGAGAATCCATCACCTCTACAAAAAACAATACAAGAGGGAAATCATATAGTAAAAGTTGACTTATTAAATGTACCAATCACTGAGAAGGTAAATACTCTCGTTTCTTCGCCAAGTACAGTTGATGTTACTTTCACGGTAACTGGGGATGGAAGAAATACTGATAAGATGAAATTCTCTTTTGTTAGTGATGATTATTCATTTACATTAAAAGGAAATTCTAGGAGCGGTCAAAGTAGAAAAGAGACTATTAAGATAAATCCAAACAGTAAGTTTAAAGTATCAGCTTCATCAACAAAGTCTGGTGGTGTTGAGCAAGGTATAATTAAAAACGGAACAAAAAATAGAGAAGGTGGAACTGGAGATTCTGATAGAATTTTTGCAGACCACATACAATCTGATAATGATAATGATGATATTCAAATCACATCAAATATTGGCACCTTTAAGGCAACTAATAAAAGAAAAACACCAGATGGAAGAAGTACATTTGATTTAGTTTTTGAAGTTGGAAAGGTTGCGACGGCAAGTTCGGTAGTTACTGAAGTAATCTCTTCAAAATCTTGGAATGAAAATCCAATGGGCGTATCAATGATTATTGATGCTCCACCGCCACCAGTTCCTCAAGAACCACTCCCCATTCAAACTGGAAGATGTCCACCCAATCCAATTTGGACTACAAGATTCCCTGGTTCTGATCAAACTTGGTATCCTGTAAGATTTCCTAGGTGGAGTAAATTCATGAATAGATATGCTCTTTCGCCTATTCTTCCACTAAACACTCCCGGTAGTGATACTTCTGGAGTTAATTTTATTAATAACTGGCAAGTGGATTTGCCTTATGCTGGTTATTATGCAGTTAAAGGAACTCGTGATAATAGTGGTAGAGTTTTGATAGATGGAAAGGAAGTATCTAGTTTAGATGGGTTTTCTATTGAT